GATGGTGGGGATACCCCGGCTGAAAGGTCTGAACATGGACGAGGATGAAGACAAGGGCGTCGAGCTGGAGGTTGAGCCCGACGAAAGTGATGTCGAGGAGAACGAAGACGGCTCCGCGATTGTCACGCTTGACGGTCCAGATATGGCTGAGAATGCCGAGTTCTATAGCAATCTCGCGGAGAACATGTCCAACTCGGACATGATGGAAATCTCCAGCCAACTTCTGGAATTCATTGAGCGCGACAAAGACGCTCGTTCGCTGCGGGACAAGCAATACGAAGAGGGGCTACGCCGCACGGGCCTCGGCGGCGACGCTCCGGGTGGTGCTGACTTTCAGGGCGCGTCCAAGGTCGTGCATCCCATGCTCACGGAGGCATGCATCGACTTTTCATCCCGTGTGATCAAGGAGCTTTTCCCCGCCAGCGGGCCTGTAAAACAATTCATTCCAGGTGAAATTACAAAAGAAAAAATTGAAAAAGCCCAGCGCAAAGAGAAATTCCTGAACTGGCAGCTCACTCAACAGATGGTTGAGTTTCGACCTGAGCTTGAGCAAATGACGACCCAAATTCCTTTGGGCGGCGCTCAGTACATGAAGCTTGTTTGGGACGATCAGCGAAATCGACCTGTCGCTGTTTTTGTTCCCATTGATGACGTTTACCTGCCCTATAGCGCAACCAGCTTTTACACCGCTGAACGCAAGACGCACGTTCAATACATTACGCGCCTTGAGTTTGAAAAGCGTGTTGGCGCAGGAATTTACCGCGACATAGATCTTGTTTCTCCTTCTGAGCCTGAGCTTACCGCTCCAGCCAAAGCAAACAACAAAATCGAAGGAAAAGAGCAGAACAACTACAATGAAGATGGTCAGCGAACCATCTATGAAGTGGCCTGCTATCTTGATTTTGAAGACAACTTTGGCCTTGCGCCCTATCTGGTAAGCATCGACCAGACAACGGAAGAAGTCCTCGCGATCTACCGTAATTGGGATCCAGACGACGAGCAGCAAGACGAACTGATCCACATGGTTGAGTGGCCGTTCGTGCCTTGGCGCGGCGCTTATCCAATTGGCCTGCCTCATATGATTGGCAGTTTGTCTGCGGCGGCGACGGGCGCGCTGAGGGCGCTGCTGGATTCGGCGCACATCAACAACTTCCCCGGCATGTTGAAGCTGAAGGGCGGATCTCGTGGCGGCCAGTCGGATCGCATTGAGCCGACACAGGTTACAGAGATTGAGGGCGGCGTTGGTGTCGATGACGTTCGTAAGATCGCCATGGCGGTTCCATTTAACCCCCCAAATCAGGTTCTCTACAGCCTGCTTGGGTTTGTGACCGAGTCGGCCAAGGGTGTCGTCCGCACGACCTACGAAAAGCTTCAAGATCAAAACCCCAACGTCCCGGTCGGCACTACGCTTGCCATGATCGAACAGGGCATGACGGTCTTCTCAGCCATTCATGCGCGTTTGCATTACGCCATGAGCATGACGCTCAAGGTTTTGCACCGTCTGAACTCCAAACACATTGACGACGAATACATTGAGCGCGTGACCGGCGAGGAAATGTGCAAGGCCAAGGATTTCCAAGGCCCCATGGATATCGTCCCGGTGTCCGACCCCAACATCTTCTCGGACGTGCAGCGGGCGGCCCAAATGCAGGCCATCGTGCAACGCGCGGCGGCTGTGCCACAGTTGTATGATGCTCGCGTAGTCGAAGAGAGGTTCTTGGAAGGGATGAAAATCCCTGATTACAAGGGCCTGATGGCAAAACGCCCAGAACCTATTGAGCTAAATGCCGTCAACGAAAACCTTGCAATGACGCTACAGCGCCCGGTGATGGCATTTCCTGATCAGGACCATCTCGCTCACATTCAGGTCCATTTGGACTTCATGAAAAGCCCCATGTTTGGAATGAGCCAACTCATGGGTCCGTCAATGCTCCCGGGTGCGTTGCAGCATATAAAGGAGCACATGGTTTACTGGTACTCAACCTACATTTATGAGCAAACCAGTAATGTCGTCGGAGCCCCTCTTGAACAGTTTCTGGAGGGAAAAAACAAAGACGTGTCTGCTGAGGTTGATCGCGTCATAGCGATGGCCTCACAACGCTATATGCCGGAAATTGAGCAATCCTTGCAGGGCGTCCCGCCTGTAATTCAAGAGCTTCAGAAATTTATGCAGCAGTTTCAGCCGCCTAAGCCTGAAGATCCAAGCAAGGTTCTTATGGCTGAGACACAGCGCAAAGCTCAGTATGATCAAGGCAAGCTTGAACTTGAGAAGCTTCGTGTTTCCCGTGAAACACAGCTTGATCAAATCAAGATGCAGGAAAAGCAAATGGAGCTTGCTGCAAAGCAGTCCATGAATGATGCTGATAACCGCACTGCGAAAGAACTTGCCGTGTTTGAGGCCGAGCACGGCAGCAGGTCGAACCTCTCCACTGGCCACGGAATTAACCCTTGAGGTCTACGATGGATAACTCTCTTCTCCCCCAGCACAAGCGCCTTGCCATGGGCATGTCGGTGAACAAAAGCACCGACAGCAAGAACATGACGAATGATGATCTTACGCCGCACAAGCCCTACGGAATCCACAAGAATACAACGGGAAAAAACGATTCCCCTCCTAAGAGCGGACTTTCTTCCTTCAATTCAAAAAAATAGTCCTTGACTTGGAGACTATATGCTGGAAATCATCATCAAGAGGCTACTTGAAGAACAAAGTCGAGTAGCCCATGAAACCATGGAGCAGCCCGGCGACGGCTCAATCTTTGAGTACGGGCGCAGGGCTGGAAGATACGCCGGTCTGGGTCGCGCAATTGCGGTCATAGAGGAGACCTTGGCAGAAGGAGAAGACGATGAGCATGGCAGAAAACGCCGAGCTAGAGCAGTTTACGGATGATATGCAGTGGTTTTTCCCCGAAATCAGCGCCGGGATGGAGCCCTTCGGGTCTAGGATCTTGGTTCAGATCCGTGGAGTAAAGGAAAAGCTGAGCCCATTTCTCTTTGTTCCTGAAAAAACTCAGGATATTCAAAGAGATAACACCCAAGTGGCAAAAGTCATCGCCGTTGGGCCGCTCGCTTACAAGAGCCGTGACACGATGAAGGAATGGCCGGAAGGAGCTTGGTGCAAACCGGGCGATTTCGTCTGGCTGCCAAAGTATGGCGGCGACAGGTTTGAGGTAAATCTTCCCAAACCTCTGCATCACGCCAAGTACGGCAAGGTTGAGAAGGTTCAATTCGCCATCTTTGACGATCTGAACATCCTTACTCGCGTTCCTGACCCCATCATCATGCCCTTTTTCCTTGGCGCATAGGAGCTGAATCATGAATAGCACCGAAAAAGCCGAAATTCAGGAAGAGGAAGAGCTGATCCCGGTCGAGGCTCCAGAAGACGCCGATGACGACGAGGATGACGTTCGACTTTCTGATTCTCGCAACGAAGAGGAAGATGAACGACGCGAAGCTCGCCGCAATGAGCGCAAGCGCCGCCGGGAAAACCAGCGTTTTGCTCGGGACAAAAGCAAGGAAGAACTTAACTTCCTAATGGAGCAAAATCGCGCTCTTCAGCAGCGTCTTGCTGTTGTCGAAAACCATGCCATAGCCACCCATAAGGGGTCTCTTGATCAGAGCTATAGTCAGGCTCTTCACACTGTGAAGCAGGCCGAAGCAGCTCTTGCCAAGGCTATTGAAATTGGCAATGGCGCGCAGGTTCCTCAGTTGCTTCGCGCTCGTGATCAGGCAATGGCTCGCGCCGCTGAGATCAATCGGATGAAGAGCCGCGCAGTCGCGCCTCCACAACAGGATCAACGGCGGACAGCTCCGCCTGACCCAGAGGTAAGAGAGCGGGCTGAAGAATGGGCTGAAAAAAATCGTTGGTTCAATCCCAACGGCGATGATCCAGATTCTTTGGCTGCTAAAAAGATTGATGCCGGTCTTGTTGCTGAGGGATACGACCCTGCCAGCAAACGGTATTGGAAAGAACTTGACCGTCGCCTTTCTCAGCGTCTTCCGCACCGCTTTGCAGATGACGATGATTCAGGATATAGTTCTGGTCAAAGGTCGGGAAGGCGAGGCCCTCCCGTCAGCGGATCGAGGGAAATAAGCTCTCCCGGTTCGCGAAAGGTATATCTCAGCCCTGAGCGCGTTCAAGCGATGAAGGATGCTGGATATTGGGATGACCCGGTTCTTAGGCAACGCATGCTGAAGCGTTATCAGGAAACGGATCGTGAAAACTACTCTGCGCGCTGAAGGAGCGAGCTATGAACCTTGGTAACGATGAACGACTCAAGAAGACACAGGATCCGGCGCGTCGTAGCCGTGCGATGGATGATCGCGCAGTCACAGAGAGCAGGGAGCTTTCCGACGATGATCGAATCCAGATGTTTCGCGACTCGTTTTATCAAAGCGCATTGCCAGACTTGCCTGAGATCCCCGGATATCATGTGTGCTGGCTGACTACGACCAATCCTCGCGATTCTGTTCAGGCGCGCTTCCGTCTCGGGTACGAGCCGGTAAAACCTGAAGAGATCCCGGGTTGGGAATATGCTACCCTAAAGACCGGCGAATACGCTGGCCTTGTCGGAGTGAATGAGATGATCGCGGCTAAACTGCCCGAGCGTCTCTACTACCGAATCATGAGAGAGGCGCATCATGACGCGCCACTGCGTGAAGAGGAAAAGGTCGCTGCCGACATGGATTCGATGGGGGCGCAAGCTCGTAGCAGCAAGTCACGAGTGATTGAGGTAGAGGGCATGTCCCTACTGCGTGAAGCGCCGCCTGAACCTCGGTTTGGGTAACCCTCACCTAGCAAAAGGAATCGAAGATGTCTTCGACCAATGCTCCCTTCGGTCTCCGTGCGGCTTATAGCCCGTCCGGGATCATTCGTGAAATGCAGGGCACAATCCTGTCTACTTATGCCGCTGACCTCTACACGGGCCAGCCTGTCAAGATGGGCACCGACGGCACGCTTCAGGCCGCCGCTGCTGGCGACGCTTTCATCGGCCTCTTCGCCGGTTGTCAGTATCTCCCCACGGGCGCCCAGCGTCCTGTGATCTCCCCGAGCTGGCCTTCTGGGACCGCTGCGACTGAGATCATCGCCTATTACACCATGGATCCTTATCTCGTTTACGAGATTCAGGCTGATGGTTCTCTCTCGCAGACCAATGTTGGCAATCAGTATAACTTCAGCGCCGCTGCTTCCAGCAACGGTCTGGGCTATTCGATTGCCACCCTCGGCGTCAGCACCCAGACAACTTCTGGTAATGCTCAGATGCGAGTCGTCGGTATTGCTAACGGCATTGATAATGCCTCTGGCGATGCTTATACAGTCGTGCAGGTGCAGATTTCCAAGCATCAGTACGTCGCCACGATCAACGCCTTCTGATAGGGAGCTACCGTCATGGCAACACCAATGCGCAGTACGGACTTCCGGTCCATTGTCGAACCCATTCTCAACGAAGCGTTCGACGGCGTTTATGATCAGCGCGCGGATGAGTGGAAGCAGGTTTTCCGCGAGGAAAAAGGCATTCCGCGCAACTACCACGAAGAGCCGGTTCTGTTCGGCTTCGGTGCGGCTCCTGAGCTTCCCGATGGCACGGCAGTCACCTACCAGTCCGGTGGTGTGCTCTTCATCAAGCGCTACCAGTACAAGGTCTATGGCCTTGCCTTCGCGTTGACGAAGGTTCTCGTCGAGGACGGTGATCACATCCGTATCGGTCAGACCTACGCCAAGCATCTCGCCCAGTCTCTGGTCGAGACGAAGGAGACGCTGGCTGCGAACGTGCTTAACCGCGCGTTCAATGGCGCCTATGCTGGCGGCGACGGTAAGGCTCTCGTGGCCACCGACCACCCCATCATCAACGGCACCTTCTCGAATCAGCTTGCGACCGCCGCCGCGCTGTCGCAGACTTCGCTCGAGCAGATCCTCATTCAGGTCCGCAACGCTGTTGACAACAACGGCAAGCGCATCCGTCTGAACCCGACCAAGCTGGTTGTGTCGCCGTCCAACGTGTTTCAGGCTGAGGTTCTGCTGAAGAGCGTCCTCCGCACCGGCACTGGGAACAACGACATCAATCCCGTGAAGTCCATGGGCCTTCTGTCTGGCGGTCAGGCTAACCTGTCCCGTCTGACCTCGACCACCGCCTGGTGGGTCGAGACGGATGCCCCCGAGGGTCTGAAGCTCATGATGCGCCGCAAGCTCGAAAAGAGCATGGAAGGCGACTTTGAAACCGATTCGATGCGTTTCAAGTCCACTGAGCGTTACGACATCGGCTGGACCGATCCTCGTGGCGTTTACGGGACTCCCGGCGTCTAATCTACGGGAAGGGGCGGCTAGACCGCCCCTTCTTTTTATGTGAGAATAGACCTACCGAAACCCGGTCAAGCTTTTCATGGAGAAGACCAATGCCCCAGTATTCAGACGATCTTTGGCTCGGTGGAGCCTCCGGCCCGCAGTCTCAGGGCTGGGCGGGCCCCGGCCAGGTGTTTGAAGGCGTCGGCCCTTTGGGTCGCGTTTACATCTACGACATCGTGCCTGCCACCATTTCCGCCACCGCCGTCTGCGCTGCGCAGGCTGTTGCCGCGGCTGGCAACGCCACCATCAATGGCACGAGCGCCACGAGCGGCGTGGCGACCTTCAACTGCGCCCGCAACGTCTCTATCATTTCGTCCAGCGCCAGCGACACCGCTCAAACTGTGACCGTCACCGGCACGGACATCTGGGGGCAGGCGCAAACCGCTCTGCTCACGATCAATGGCACCACCACCGTCAACAGCACCAAGACGTTCAAGACGATCACCCGCGTGGCTGTCTCAGCTGCTTTTGTCGGCAACCTGTCTGTCGGCATGGGCGATAGCTTCGGCCTCCCCTACAGGGTCACGGATGCTGGCTATCTGCTGCGCACCGGCTGGGCTGGCGCTGTCGCTGACAATGCTGGCACGTTTACGGCTGCTGACACGACCTCGCCTGCCACCAATGCGACCGGCGACGTGCGTGGCACCTTCCTGCCTGCTTCCACTGCCTCTAACGGCACTCGCCGCCTTGTGATTGCCATCGGCCTTACCGCGATTGCGGCTGGTCCTGACGCAACGCAGGTTGGCGCTATCGGCGTCGTCCCCGCCTAATAAGCTGGGGGGCTTAGGCCCCCCTTACTTTCTTTTAGGAGGGATCTATGGTTGATACAGTTGCGACTCAGACGCTGCTCGATGGCGAGCGGCTTGTAATTCAGAAATTTACGAACACCTCTGATGGGACTGGTGAAGTCGCCGTCAACAAGGTGATCGTGGCAAACCTTGCTCCGAACGCCTTCGGAGTGGCTTGCACTGGCGTCAAGATCAACAAGATCTGGGCGACGACGCATGGCATGGAGGTTCGCATTCTCTGGGATGCCACAACAGACTTGTTTGCATGGGGTATACCGCAGAATACGAACTATTTCATGGATTTCTCGGAGTTTGGCGGTCTTACCAACAATGCTGCACCGACGATAACCGGGAACATCGCGTTCAGCACAGCAGACGCTTCGTCCGGTGATTTTTACTCGATTGTGCTCGAGTGCATCAAAACCTACGGGTGATCCATGGGGCGCTGGTGTATGGCCAAGGGAGGCTCAACTCCGGTCTATAGGACTGGTGGAGCTTGGACGCGCGCTGAAGGGAAGAACCCTGAGGGCGGGCTAAATGAGAAGGGACGGGCGTCCCTTCGTGCTCAAGGCCATGACATCAAGCGTCCTGTGAGCGCTTCTGAAGCGAAGAAAAGCCCGGCTGCTGCTGGCAGGCGGGATTCATTCTGTAGCCGGATGAAGGGCATGAAGGCGAAGCTGACGTCCGCCGAGACGGCCCGGGATCCCAACAGCCGCATCAACAAATCACTTCGGAAATGGGACTGCAACTAATGGCCAAGAAACCGAAGCCTTTTTGGGAGAAAGAAGCCCCTGAAGGCAAACCTTCAAAGCTGACTTCGAAAGAGAAGTCGCAGGCCAAGGCCCGCGCCACCTCCGCTGGCAGACCATATCCAAATCTTGTCGATAATGCAGCCATCGCACGGCGCAAGGAGAAATGACATGACCGTTGGTAGAGTTAAAGACTTCTCGTTCCCATCTGCTGCTCAATTTTCTTCTCATAGGTACGCCAAGGGCGGCCATGTGCAGAAATATGCTGCTGGCGGAACTGCGTCTGTTGAATCCGACATGGATTATCAAAATTGGCAGAATCAGCAGGACCAGCAGGCTCAGTCCGCTCCTATGCAGCAGAAGCCCGCACAGCCTCAAATGACAGAGGCTCAAAAACGCATGATGATGATGCAGCAGGCCGCAAAGAAGCGCGCCATGATTGCACAGCAGGCGCAGCAGCAGGCAGGCATGGGGTCCATGTCAGATGCTGATCGCAGTCAGACTGGCAGCATGCAGCAGGGTTACAAGAAGGGCGGCAAGGTCGCCAAGGTTATGAAGGAGTTTGGCAAGGGCGAGCTTCACTCCGG